AGGAATATCTTTGAGAGTCGGTAACCACACTTGCTGCTGGGCTGCGTACATAATTGAAATGAAGGGTTACTGTGTCACCAGCAGTCAGGTTAACTGGGAAAGTGGCTGTGTTTGTCGAGTTTACAGCCATTGTGTAGGAGTAATCCGTAGACAATAATTTCCCATCGAAAAACATTGATAGTAGCTGCATGGACTTGCTTAACGGGTTAACAACCCCGTTTACGCGTATCTCCGCAGATACAATTAAGTCAGTAAAGATAGGATTACTGAAATTATTAGGGACTAAATCGTTCTGCAGGCGGTAAGACACCAAGTGCAGGCCTGTTGTCTGCGCGGTAAGAGTGGTATCCGTAGGCAGCTGAAACCAGGTACTCTCCGTTGTATATTCGTACGCCGTCTGGTCGTTACTTACTACCTTAAGAACAGCCATTGTTTACTCGGCCAGTACAGCGTAGAGCGTATCTTCCGCTGGGGTTAACAGCGCATCATATTCTGCGCGTGTGCACACTACAATTTTATCTACCTGCTGGCTTGTAACATAACTGCTAGTCGGGTCTACAATAACCCCACTAGAAATAGTTACTGACACCTCGCTATCGTGCACCTCAATAACACTGACATCATTATCTCCATGCACCTCAATAACTTCTGTCATGTGGTAACCTCTCTATCTACGTACACGTCCCCCTGAAGTAGGCGTACCCTGTCTCCCGACGGGAGGTCTACCTCAAGATCATACACACCTTTTTTTATGGTTACGTATCGCGTACGTGTGTGATCTACGAACATCTCTATCTCACCCGTATTACCGCCAGTAATTAAATGGGCTAGTTGAGATCCGGGACTTCCAGAGTTATCCATAATTAATGTGGCTGTAGGCGAGTCTATGTGCTCTTTTACATACATATTCGCATAACACCCGGTTAGGTCTACAGGAACACCGCCTACTTTCCACACCAGCTTCTTACGAAAAGTAGCACCCTGGTAAATTGTTAAGTCCAATCTTGCCGGCATCACAGGCCTCCATACGCTACGGTGCCAGGATATCTGCGACCGTACGATGAATAAGACTCATACTCTTTAAGGAATAACTCAAACGACTGCCTGTAAGCAGCCGCAGCCTGGGGGTTGTACTGGTCAGCATCCTCACCCATAAGGGCGCGGTACTTTACCCAGTCCAACAGGGGTAGGTGGAACCGATCCTCAATCACAAGTGTGCTGTTAACATCAACCAGATCAGGTGGCACATTCATCAAGTGCAGCTTGATGTAGTACGGATCGATAGAAGGGACAGGGTATGCGAACACCTTACCGTCCTCTACACCTGATATGAGCTTAGTTGGGTTACCACGCTTTTGCGATGACAACTCATCGGTGCTCATGGAGATGTCACTTTTAAAATCCACCACCCTGACAGTTCGCTTTGTGCGGGGGTCGTAACCTGACAAAACCCTCCACATGTGCGGCTGCAACTGAATAGAACCATCCGTGTTGTCTACTTGCATGATAGCAGTAGCGGAGATACCGCCCTTGGCTTCAACTGCCTTGGCCTGCGCCTCGCTAAGCCACCCTACAAAATCTTCTTCAGACCACTGATGCGGTGTATAAACGTCATCCATATCCCGTCTGAATTGTGTAAGCAGCTCACGAATGTTCATTCAGGTAGCCCGCCTCACAAAGCTTGTCCCACATTGCGTTCGCCTCTTTCTGGGGGATATTGAACCCAGCGAGTTCGGACACGGGAGCAGATTTAGGTGCTCCAGTAGCAGCAAAATCTCCACGACGGTTACGGTCTCTCATCTTGTCGACGGCAGACCTGAATGCATCAAGGCGTTCGTCAGGTGAAGTGGGTGCCTTCTCAGCATCTTTATCACCCTCGTCCTCAATTACTACTTCCTCACCTTCAGGCGGTTGTGCACCGATACTTAGCGCCTGCTTGTACACGTCGTACGGTACGTCAGCAACTACGCCTTTCTTGAATCGGATGATGTGGCCACGAGTTGTGGTGAGGGTGAAATCTCTATTACATACCAGTTTAGGCATCGGTCATCAATTCCTTTCTGTTGAACGTCCTACAATTCTGTATAACACATTAATATATAACATTCCACTGCTTTTGCCCTCACTTTCTCTAGAAACTATCAGCCTGAGTATCGACCTGTTCATAGTGAAAGAGTCGAGTAGCACCACCGTATCCGCACCGGGTTCATCTGTCAGGGACAACGGGAATTCCATGTTGTTTACCGTGTTTACAAGACGGCATTTTGTCACCCCTACAAACGGAGCGCGGCGCTTAACATGGAGTTGGATGATATCGCAGTTTCTTGGGAGGGCTATTAAATCTAGGTGGGTGATACCGACATGAATGTCGGTGTCTTTTACTGTGGCTGATGCGACCAGAACGGGCTGCGCATCGTGTACTGTTTCATACATAGATTACCTCTGTAAATGGAAGCGGGTAACGGAATTGCACCGCTGATCTCCGGCGTATGAGACCGGTATGTTGCTACTACACCAACCCGCTATAAAAAAAGCCGGAGTATTTCTCCGGCTTTTCCGAACGATTAAACGTTCTGGTCTGCGCGTGCAGGCTCAACGTAATCGACGTAGAACACAGCAGCGGAATCCGCTACAGCGCCGTCGCCTACTTTGAGGTATACGCTTGAGTAGACCGAACCATTAAGGCCGAGGTCGTACGCGGTAAAGGCACCGTTAGCGGCAGACAGGGTTTGTCCAGCGCCTTCGGCTGCGGCCACAGTCTGGCCTTCTTTAACGAATACGAGGGTGGCCGTAGAGGCAGCAGCTCCACCAACAGATACAGCGCTACCTACAACGGACATCGCCTCAAGGCTGATGACCAGTTTGTAGCCAGCGGTACCGCCGCCGTCGACAGTCAGAGTGGACCCATTCATGGAGTCTCTGAATGTTTCGCCGGCAGCAACGTTGACGGTAACTACCCTTTTAAACTGTACGGGTGACAGTGATTTTGCAATAGCCATGATAACCTCCTGTTACTGGGCGACGTATGTGCTGATAACACCAAAGTCTTGGACTGTGTTGTTATCGTAAATGCTCTTGAAGCTAGGCTTCAGCATACCGCAGATCTTGCCCACAGAGATACCTTGTTGGTTGTCATAGTCGAAACCTTTTTCAACCCACTCAGCAGTACCAATGTCAGCAATACCCAGAGCCTGAGCGCCGCAGAACAGCACGTTACAACCGTCAACTGCACCGCCAGCACCCCATTTGTTGCCAGCAGAAGCACCACGGGTGTTGTACACGTGACGGAACTCATGGAACACGATGCCATCAATCTCGATGCCAGTACCTGAGAACAGCGGGTTGCTGCTGGACCGTACCTGAGCATTACGTACGTTCTGCATGTAGGTAGGGTCAAGTTTCAGGCGAGCCATAGCAGTGGGAGACAGGAACACGTGGAACGTTTCTTTGCCGCCGTCACCACGAACAGGGCGGATGTACTGCTCTTGGGCATAGGCCTTGAGTTGTACAAACAGCTCCCACATGGGGGTGTCAGTAGCAGTCACGTCGCTGGTAGCACCACCTACTTCGATGTTCTTGGTTGTTCCGTTCCAGCGTACGCGACGAGCGTCGGTAGGAGCGGATACATCAGAAGCAAAGTCGAGGTTAATCAGGTCGGAACCGATACGATCTGCACCGTTGTTACGCTTGGAGTAGGCAACACCGGACATTGTCAGGAACGCAAGCTGGTCAAGGCGGTCAGCCAACCAGTAGGCCAGGACATCACGGCTGTTGCTACGGAATTCGACAACTGAGCGCTGGTCAGCCATACGACCTTCGTTGCGGTTAGCGTGCCGCAGCTGGTCGATGGTGATCACGCGATCATTTGTCTTCAGGGCTTCTTCGTTGCCCTCGAGGGTTGCATCACCTGCAACACCGTCCCCTTCAAGATCCGCGAGCAGGGTCATTACTGCACGGGCACCTTTCTTGGTTTTCTTCAGATCAGTTACGTGTTGGACAATGGAGTTAGTACCCTTGCCCATGAAACGGCTAATGAAGCTTTGGTTACGAGCATGTTTCCACAGGTCCTTCGCCCAAACGGTTTTCTGCTCTTCGGTAAGCTTCGCAAAATTAGTAAGCGACATCTTAGTATACCTCAGTTAGTAAAAATCAATTCCAGTATGGATATGTTTCGCCTATCCCGCGAGAAAACAGTTTTGGGGTCTGCACCCTTGTGCATATCGGAGCACGGCCGAACTATGCTTATAAAACAGGTATTTACTAAATGTCAAGCTTTTTTTCAAAAAAAAGCCCGCTAAAGCAAGGAGAGACTTTAGCGGGCAAATCACACAGATGGGTACAATCGGTTTTTCGCTAGCCCCTGTGCTGCGGGCGTTAGCGACGATGTGGCTACTCTATCAAATCGCCTCGGGCAATTGCAAGAGCTTTTTCATCGAGTTTTGCAAACTCATCCTGGCTCAGGCGAGCTACTTCCTTGGCTGCATCGAACGACGCTGAACCGCTAGCGCTGGGCGGCTGCTGCCTGTTAGCGTTCGCGTTCCTACGCCTTGCCTCAGCATTCTTATCGTCTGTCCTGGTCTCCATTGAAGGAGCTT